TGCCATCAGGGTCGAGGGTTATGTCGTTGTTACTCGCAAGGCTGGAGATTTTGTTTGTCTTCACTTCACTCATGCGAGGTCTCCCATCACCATTGACCCACCAATAGGCACATCAGCATCGCCGGTGGTTCCAACATTGATGTAAGCTAATATGTGACTGGTTGTTAAAACAGTTGAGTCACCATCTGATGAGTCAATCCCGTTTGCAGCACCACTGTTGCTTGTGCCTCTTTGCATACGCCCCATCAAAGCAGCACAGTAGTCATTGTTTGACATAGCGTTTGTGTGATTGATTGTGTAAGTGCCGGTGTTTGTGTCTCCAACGCTTGATACATTGAAGCTATCACGAGGAGTAATACCGCTGGTGGTGCCGTCAAAGTTAGACCATATCTTTGCCGCCTGTTGCTTCGTAAGCGTAGCCGCACCGCCGCCTGTACTCTGGATGGTATCTGCCTTCAACGTACTCATAGCGTCACCAATGTTGCGCCGCTCTCCACGGTCAGGGTCACGCCACTGGCTACAGTGAACGGGCCTGTCACGTTTGCGTTTTCAGTTGCAAGAATGGTTGTGTCGGCAGTCAATGACTGTGCGTTAGTGCGGAACAGGCCACCGCCCTTGAAGTTGCCCTTGTTTTGATCGGGAGGCGTAATCGTCTCGCCTTGCGGCGCAAGGTAGTTTACGAAGATGTTGTTCGTGCCGCTAGATGGTGCGGCAGTGAATGTAAGTGTCGTGCCATCAGGGATGGTGTAAGCCGAGGTGTCCTGTATTACACCATCGACAGATACCAAGATATCCTGCACAGATGACACAGCAGTCGTTAGCGTAAACGTTGTGTCACTGCCATCACCGTTGAACCGCTGAACTGCTACCGTGCTTTGAAAGTTGTCGGCTATCGGCTGACCAATATAAGGCATCAGGTGATCTCCATATAGCTCATGGTGACAGAAACCTTGTCCGCGACAGAGGCGTCTATCTTTATGATATCTCCCACATTCAGTATCAGCTTGTTACCACCCATGATCTCCACCGTCGAACCCACAGGTATCGGTATGTCTTTTACGATGTGTGCCGTTGTATTCTGCGTTTGACTTGTCTGTGTCGTGGTGCTGACAAGCTGCACCGTGCCGGTCACTTGCGAGGTGTGGACGTTGGCAAGCGTCAAGCCGAGAACAACCACAGTGCTGCCCGTCTGAACTGTGTATAACGTTTCTGGCGATCCAGATGTGGCGGGAGCAACATCCCGTGTAATTACTTTGAATGTATTAGCCATCTAAATCTCCATCACCCAAGCGCAATCGCAAGAGCCGTTGCCTCGTCCGCTGCCGCTGTTGCGGTTGTTGCACCAATATCGGAAAGAACCTCTGACGCCGAGCGGCCCTCAATAGATGTGCCGTCAATACGCAAGAAGTCATTGTCGGCGGCGCCAGATGTAAATACAGCTACGTTGCCATTGCTGATTCCCGTTGCTGCGACAGCGGCCGTTCCAAGACCGAGAGTTGTGCGTTGTGCGCTTGCGTCCGCATCATCAAGCAACGCTTTGCCGGCGGCAGTCAGGTCATATGTGGCCGCAGTGCCGGAGCCGGTGAATTGAATACCCTTGTCTGCCGCAGAGGTAAGGCCAGCAAGTGCGGCGAGTTCAGCATCATACGCCTGAACGTCACTGCCGATAGCCAAACCAAGAGTCGTGCGCTGTGCGCTTGCGTCCGCATCATCAAGCAGTGCCTTACCCGCAGCCGTTAGGTCGTATGTAGCTGCGGTGCCAGATCCGGTAAATTGAATGCCTTTATCTGCTGCCGAGGTAAGACCCGCGAGGGCTTGTAATTCTGTGTCGAGCCTGGCGTTGGCTACAGTGCCGCTGGCAAGGTTACTAGCGTTCAACGCGGTCAGTGCGCTGCCGTTAGCCGCTATGATGTTGCCACTAGCATCAAGGAACACTGCCTTTTCTGCTGGCTGGGCGCAGAAGATTGTCTTGGTGCCAGAACTCCAACTTACCGCACTGTCGCTGTTGCTAGACTGAAGTATTGTTGTACGAGCTAATGTCGTGCCAGCTGATGTATAGGTGCCAACACCGACCTCAAAGTCAGTGCCATCTGTGCAGGCGTAGTATGTCGTGTTGCCATCGCCAACAGACGAAAATGCCTCAAAACCAGTAACGGCACCGGCCAATGTATAGGTGCCAGTGCCGGTGGTAGTGGTCGTCTCTTTGACGCGATCCTTGAGTACCAGTGCCATATTACTTCAACTCAATAGTGAGGTTCCCTGCGTTGATGCGGAAGATGTCGCCATCGTCAATAGTCCTGCTGGCATCAAGTGCGCCAACAAACAGGATGTTGCCACTGGACGAGGCGTCCGCAATAAACACATGAGTGATCGTATCAGCAGTGGTAGTTCCTGCTGCCGGAAAGTCGATGTTGGCGGCGTTTGTTGCCGTCTGCGTGTCGGTAGAGTCAGAGCCAATGGTTGTCCAGTTGGAGGCTGTAACCTGCACCCTTGCATAATTTGTGAAGTCAGCTTCGGTAACAGATCCTGTTTCTGCCGCAGATACAGCAGTAGCCAGACCGACGTAGATACTGTCCCCCGGCGAGGAGAAACTCAGTGAGTTGTTTTTGAATATGAAATGCAACAACCTCCGCTCAAGGTAGTTTGTTGCTGCGTTGGATGTAGCCATCTCCTACTCCTTATGTGCGAGGCCGTTCTGGCAAGCCCCTACGATAAGCGTCAGCGTTCTCTCTCGCCTCTGCCAGATCTTTCAACCTCGAAAGCGCCTCGGTGAACTGCTTATCATACAACTGAAGCATGTCTGGCTCACCTTTCATGTAAATATACGCTTCGTACAACGAACCGTAAAGCAAGGCATTGGGAGCGTTGGTGCTTAACCAGGTTGTGCCGCTGTCTGCTCCTGCTGTGAGAGAGGCAGGGCGATAGAAGTAATGAAACTCACAGACGTAGTTGCTGTCAGGAGTTGGAGCTAGAATCAAGTTGTCTACATCAAACCTAGCGTAATACTTGGGCGTGCCCGTCGTGGCTGAGTTGGGATTGTACTCTTGAATGAAGTTCACGTCTTTTTGTAGCAAAAACTCCTTTGAGCTACTGTTCGTTATGGACAACGAAAAAGAAGCTAGAAAGTCTGTCGGCAATGACAAGAATGGATCATTCTGCGTCACTGCACTTGTAGCGTTTTTGCGAAAATACTCTAGGTCCACGAGGTAGAAGATTCGATCTTCTGCCGCGCGAATAAAGTCATCCACGTTAGACACGAAGGTGGTTTCCGTGTTTTCGGTGTACTCCTGTATCGCAGTTTTTAACTGTGCAAATGTGAATGCCATCTACTTCTCCAACGTCACCGGCCCGGCAGTCGCATTTTCACCGCCCCCGCGTTCACCACCCGCGGTGGCCGTGCCGGAGCTTGCCGTGAAAGTATAGGTATCAGTGCTGCTGACCGTGATTGAATATCCAGAACTGTTTTCCAAAACCGCTGAAGAAAAACCATCAAATCCGTTTGCCTTTCGAAAACGCACTGTATCACCGGTCGTTCGACCATGATTTGTTTCTGTAACAGTAATCACCGCAGTACCCGCAGAACCTGACAAAAAAGCATTCCGTGTTAACAGCTGCTGCACGACCGGTTCCGTGCGATCCGGTCGTGCATCTCGTAAAGCCTGAGGGTCACTTGTAATCTTGAATGGCCCAAGTTGTGGATGTTTTGCCTCAAACTCATCCCTACCCACTAACAGCCCATTCCATTCACGCCGCATATGCGTGTAACGATATCGTTGGCCTGATCTGTCAGAAACGGCGTAAGCATTTTTCCCTGAAGCAAATTTTGACATCACCCAATCCTAAAATATTCAAGACTTGGAGTAATTGTAAACGAGGCTCGGTCTCTGTCCTCAGCTTGTGCCCGATCAAACTCCTCCTCATAGACTGCTTTGAGAAGTTGCACTCGATCAGGAGCACGTTTCATGCTGAGGTAATAAGCAAGCCCAGCTGCCAAACAAGGGTAAAAACGGAAGGGAACATCCACTGTATTAACTGCCGCATCTGCATCTTCAATACGAGTTAGACAGTCAAATTTGAGGACGTCAGTAGAATTTTCAGGAGCCGGCCACACTTTAATTTTTGGTGTGATCTGTCTGTCTATAAAGAATTGGGTGGGACGACCCGTTGTCGTTTTAGTTGGAATATTCAGGTAGGTGTCTCTGCTGATCCTATCCATCGAAAAATCCACAGAGCTGCGCGTAACGACCATCGAAAGAACATCAATTACATCTGTGCCCAGATCGTAGTCAACGTCATCTGCCGTAACTGTTTGAGTGCGTTGTGCAACGGTCCACTGATTCAAACCACGATTCGCCCAATCGGCAAAAAGTAAGTTCAATGATCTACGAGCGGTTTGTAAATCATAACCGGTGCGGACCTCAAGTCCACACCGCTCAAACGCCTCCTCAACATAGTCAGCGACGTTGAGTTCAAAATCAGTGGACCCCGAGGTTGTCATTTCTCATTACCCGCATACAAGTTATCAAAAATCTGATTGATATCTAATGTATAGTCTAAATCAGATTTTGAATAGTGGATGTGTTGAGACGGAAGAAAGTCAGGTGCTCCCTCGCCAGTTTCAAACCAGGCTGGATGGGTGACTCGCACACGATTGTTGGGGAGGGCTACGATATTACCGGTCCAATCGCCGGCATCAAGCAACTCCAACACATGACTTTGTTTATGCTGTGCAGGGTCGTCTGCTATTTCACTTTCCGTGTAGTCCACCGTGAAGAGGTACTTTGCAGGGTAGAAGTCCCCATCAATTTTAGCTAACCACGGGCACGGTTGTGCTCTTGCCATGCTATACACCGCATGAGTGTGAGACATACAATCCCAAGGTTGTGCAGCATGAACGGGCATAGGATCCGGCCATCTTTCAAGGGGCGTGTCTCCAACCAAAGCAGTGATAGGCATTCTTGCCCACATTGCCCCACCGTGGACGTTTGGCTCCTCAGTGTCATCCACTTCACAGCCTGTGAAAATCAGCTGAAAAGATAAACAACGATTTGGCAACGTTGTTACAGCGATAGCCATCGCATGTAAAAAATCACCGTGATGGCGCTCGTGATTACAAGTGTATTCGCGACGGACCCAACATTTGAAATGCGGGATATTGCTTTGCAGGTAAGGCATACCTCACCTTTTCACACGGCCCCCGCGCTTCATCTTCTTTGCGACGCCGCCACGAGCCATGCCCTTCTTCTTCATTGCCGCACCACCGTTACGCATCTTCATGGCCTTTTTAGCAGCACCACCGCGAGCCATGCCTTTTTTCTTCATCGCCATGCCGCCATTCCGCATCTTCATGGCCTTTTTAGCAGCACCGCCACGGGCCATGCCCTTTTTCTTCATCGCCATGCCGCCGTTCTTCATTTTCATAGGTGCTTTTTTCGCAGCACCGCCACGCTTCATTTTTTTGGCAGCACCTCCGCGTGCGTAGCCTTTCTTTTTCATAGCCATGATTCACCTCATGCTTGAGTTACAGACCCTTTGGTCCTTTTTCTACGACCCGGCATAACCGCTCCGCAGCCCCTCGCGACAGCCGTACCTTTGATACGTTTGCCACGGAATGGTCTTTTAACTGGCCCACCGTTTTCAGCAGTCATCACCTTTGCTGCCCTAGTGTTTGCAACGACTGTTTTGCCTTTCTTACCAGCTTTTTTCTTTTTGCGAGCTGTTGAAGCTCGCTGGCTTTGTGTCAAACTCTGAGCTTTTTTTCTCGGTAAACAACGATCAGGATTCTTTTTATCTTTTGACGTGCCACATTTACCTTTTATCTTCCCATCACGCCCGATCCTCACCCAGTCTTGATCAAGCCATTTTTGTAGCTCACCCATGACTACCTCTTCCTGCGAGGCGACTTTACAAGAGAAGACAAGGTTTTGGCTTGTTTTGCATGAGCACGGGAGGCTTTACGCAACTTGCCAGCAACTTTTTTGATTTTGGCTTTTTGAGGTGCCTTCATCGCTACCGTCCTCGCCTTTTACCGCCCTTTGACTTTTTTGCGTAATTTGGATCTTTGCAATATTTCGAAGCGGCAAGGTTTGCGTAGGCGCTTGGGTAAGTGTCAAAGGTGCGTTTTGCCCACGCCTTACCCTCAGGACAAATTTTCGAACCTTTACTTTTCTTGCTGGCTTTGCCACCGTTTTTCATGTAGGTGACGCCAGGTTTCCGAGGTTTTGCGCCAGTTCTCACTCGTGACGTGGTTACAGGAAAATCGGACCGCATCATATCAATTGCTCCAATCCAGCAGCTACAACAATCAAAATCATAATACCCCACATGCGATTGTCCAAAGATTTCAATTTATCTTGGATATCCATGTATCTTTGGCTGCATTCTGCTTCATGCTTTTCAAGGAGCTTCAATACATCTTCTGCTTTCATCAGCACTTCCACCTTCTACGGGCCTGACGCAACCTTGAATTTGGGTTTTTCGCAGCCTTTGGGAATTTTTTCATTTGACCCGCAGAGCGTGCACAAAAAGACTTACGACGCTTTGCATCTTTTGAACCTTTTTTTACTTTGCCCGTGACAGCCGTTTTGAGTTTGGATCCAGGGTTGGCTCTTCGATAAGCAGCTACCCCAGCTTTAGTCATTCCCGCCCCAGCTTTTGTGGGGCGGAAGTTCTTTTTGTTGCGCGGCGGCATTTTTGCCTTACGCTTAGCCACGTTTCACCTAGTTAAAAAAGAACGTCACTGCCGTGATATTCGTCAGGGTTCCAACAAAAATGTCGGTGACCCGGATACCTTCAGCAGGGATGTTCACAGAGTGTGTGTCCGAAGCATTAAAGTCCAAGTCAAGGACTGTAGCGCCGCCAGAACCATCTGTAATAGTGAGTCGTGGGGTTCCAGATGCAGTCTTCAACTGAATCTGTCTGATACGAGCGGGGCCGACAGCGAGAGAGCCCGTGCCGGTAACCCGTTTCGTCTTTACATCTGAGCCTGCCATTGGTGACTCCTTAGAATACTGAGTACTCTAGCTCAACGGTAAAACGTCCAGCGGTTGCATCCGCGTTTAGGGTCGTGGTTGCTGCTGCATACAAGTGCTTACTTGCAATCGCTGCCGTCACATTAGGCTCGAAAACATGGAAATTACCGGCGGTATTGTTGAAGTTAATGTCAACCTCAGTTACGGAAGCGGCTGCACTTACTTGCGGATCAAACACCGTAACGCCAGCACCAACGATTTCAGTGCCTGAAGAAACTGCTGCGTTAGTAGCGGTGCCGCTTGTAGCACTAAGCTGCAACGAGCCGACCAGTGTCTGACCTGCTGCGGTCGTGATACCAATCACTGCCTTGTGGATGAAAAACTTAGTTGCCGTCACAAGATCATCGGGATGATCAGTATTCAGGGTGCCAAGCTCCACGAGAACATCACCGTCAGCGTATGCTGTGGAGGTATCCGTGCCTGCAAGGGTGCCTACAAAAGTTTGGATTTTTCTTGTTCCAAGAGAAATCAGTTGACCAGTCGAGTTGACGGAAAAACCAGTTTCCGTAATCGCACCAGTCGTGCTGCTTTCATTGATCACATTGAATCCGCCCTTAGAGCGGATTGGACCTGAGAAGGTTGTGTTTGCCATTTAGATCTCCTGTCGTGGCAAGTGTCAGCTTTCGCTGTCAGGGATTAATTACCTTAACGTAAAAAAGAAAGGGCGGCAATACTGCCGCCCTTTCTCAATTTGCGATGCCAGGACCGCCCTAGGAAAGACGATTATGCGCCGGGTGTACCGAAAACGCAACGCCAATCGGAAACACCGAAGCTATAACGCTCGCGACTCTTGAAGCGAGTGTTACCGGTGTCAAAATCGCCCTCTAGGGCAGTTTTGATCGGTGAACGATTGAAGTATTTGAAGCCGTTAGGAGCATCCGTCTTGATGAAGAAAGCATCCGTATCAGTCAGGAAGTGGTTTACCACTGCCCCGTCTGGAAGCATTCCCATCGAGCGAACCGCGTTGACATCATTGTCAGCGGTAGCCGGCCGGAGATTGGAGTTCATCACACGCTCTGCAATGAACTGAAGCTCCTTGGGAATAATCAGCTTCATGCCACGGATAGCGACTTTCAGACCACGCTCGTCAGTAATGCCAGCAATATCAATTAGCATCTGCTCCAGCGAGGTCTCATTGAGATCCGCAGCAGTAGACAGCAGGTTACGCTGGTTACCAGTAAGAGAGGGGTGCGAAGACGAGCATAGTGCTGCCCCATCACCAATCGGACTACTGGTGCTGAAAGCGTTGTTCAGAACAGCAGCAGCTTTGATCTGCTTGGTCTGAGCCATCGAGCGGGCAAGAGCCTTCGTATAACGCGCCGCAAGGCGGTCATACAAATTATCTTCAATCGCCTCTTCGGTGATTGAAAACGCAAGAGCAATGGTCTCGTGTGTGTAACGAGCCGTGAAAGTCTCTTGTGCATCATCGAAGCTAATTGTTCCGCCTTCGGATTTGACCGGAGCCGTTCCGAAGCCACCGAGCATCACCTCTTCTTCAAAGGCACGATCCGAAGCTTCTTCGTCGTAGATTTCAGCATGCTCGTTTTCGTAACGATCATACTCAAGGCCAAAAAGAGCATTCAAGCCAGGCTCAAGCTCTTTCGCCAGTTGTGCGCGAGAAATAGCCATTTACAAGCCCTCCTTAAATACCGGTGTTTGCAGCGGTGCCTACGGCGGCTGCAAAACCACTGTTGAAATGGCCTAGGAGTCGGACAATGTATTGGTGACCCACCGCAGAGTAATCCACGTTCGCGTCATCCTCGTAGAGACCAACAATACGCACGTCCAACGTTGCCGTTGTTGCCGCGGTGCTGATATCCAACATGTCGCTCGATTGACCAGTGTTAGTGCTACCATTATTTACAGACGCCATTGTTGCATTTGCAAAAACGTCTGCCAAAGCGGTTGCACGATCTGTATTCGTGCCGTCAGCTACAACCACAAAAAGCTGCATTGGGTTGTCATACACGAATGCTTTGATTGGGAAGTTCGTGTCAACACTGACGTTATTAGAGCCCGGCCAATAATTGTTGAACACCGTTTTTTTAGTGTTTGAATCAACATACTCACAGCCGTTGAAAACACCAAGCGGGGCGACCGCTTGATCCGTAATGTCAATGACTCCGGCCGCGGTGGGAATTACAATACCGCCTTTGTAAATGGCATTAGTATTGTTGCTGGCAATCTCATACTGGGTCAGGCCCATGTTATTAGATTCACCACCCGTAATCCCAACCGGACGAAGACCAAAGCCACCAGTTAGTGCATTTGCCATCTTCTATTCTCCTTCGACACTATTTGTTAGTGCCTCCAAAGGTTACACGGGATTGACGTTCAGGTTTCGTGATCGTCATCGTTGAATGAGCGTTCTCTCTCATCATGTCGTGATCGACGGCATCCATCTGGTCCCGAGATCTTCCTTGAAAGTACTCGGTTCTTTCGGCCACCGTCTCCAACGGAATCCGAGCAAGAACAAGTCCACCGACTCCAAACACACCCTCAAATTTACCTGAATCAATTACGGGAGCCTCAAAATCGGGATATTCATCTCTACGGACGAGCTCGTAACCTTCTCTAAGTTTGGCACTGACATTCTTTCGATCATCAAAGCCGCGAGTCTCGGCGCGTATCCAACGATGTTTATACCCATCGGGCGCAGGCGGTGCATCTAGCATGGACGGGGGAGCCCAAGGCTTACGCCTTGCTTGCTTCTCCCTAGTCTTTGTTGCGCGAGAGGAACGATCAGTGCCTTTTACAGCAGTTACTTCGTTTGTATCAGACATTGTCTACCTCTTAACGTATTTGGCGTATTCCTCAAGCGGCACTCCAAGCTTCTTGGCAATGGCGACCTCTCTTTCAGTCAAACGCACTTTTTTCGATCCAGATTTTTTAGCGGTTCTTGAAGCGGAAGCGACGTTCTGAATCGGTTTACGCTCTTCTTCCACACCGGGGTCTTCGAATTTATGCGGAAA